AGTTACACCCAAATACAAGTACGTAAACCCACCGCAACACAGTTGCGCCTGTGTCTGCACCGGACACGAAAAAGTGTGAAGGTTCATGGTGGCGGCCTCGTTGAATTAAACGCAGGGCGTTACAGCAAGCATTTATCGAATCGTTACCGCAGCCCACTGTTGTTCGAATACATCGGTCAAAGTGTTCATCTTCGCTTCAACCCTTATGACTTAACAGGCTGTGTGTATGCCTACAGTGAGCGTGGGGAGTTCATCGGTGAGGTTCCATTGTTTGCTGATGCGGCTTATGACGATTTAGGCGCGGCACGCCGTCAGAGCCTACACCAAAGTGAATATATTAATCGAGCCGCGTGGTTAAAGGAGCAAATGGTCGGATTAACTAACGACGACCTTGCCCAGTTAACGCGCAGCAATGAGAAGCCCGAGCCATTGGGCGGTATGGTGCCGAGCCTTACTGAAATGACACCCGAGTTAGCAAGAGCGCCAGAGCAGCATCAAATGAACCCGAGTGAGTTTGAAGGCTTACTTGAGAAGAAAGCGGTGGGTGCGGATTTTGAACCCACTATGGATTTAGACGCATTAATGCAGCAGTACGGGAAAGCAAAATGAACCACATTATTCAACAAGTCCTTGCCGTGAAAGTCAGCGAAAATCTCAGTAATCGTAAGATTGCCAAAGAGTCTGATATTGGCGAAGGCATTTTAAGTAAGTTACTTAATAACAAACCTTATACGGGCGACACCGAAACCCAGCTTCATAAGCTTGAAACCTGGTTGAATACACGGTGTACCCAAGTTGAAGAGTTCGCCGATACGTCACTTCAAGAGCCTGAGTTTTTGATGTTGCCAACGTCGGAAACCATTTGGAAGTTGATGGACTTGGCTCGCACGATGCGCCGCTGGTCGATGGTGTATGAAGGCTCAGGTATTGGCAAAACAGTCACAGCAGAAGAGTATCAACGCAAACATAATAATGTCTGGATTGTGACCGCTTCGAACCTGTGTAAATCAGCGCGAGCCATTCTCTCAGAGCTTTGTGAGCGCATGAATATCAAAGCGTCCAACATGACAGTCTACCGCATGCAAAAAGCAATAGCGCAAGAGTTAGATGGCTCAAACGGACTCATCATCATCGATGAAGCGCAATACCTTTCAGATGATGTATTGAATGGCTTGCGTATCTTAGCTGAACGTAAGTGCGGCGTGTTTCTTCTTGGTAATGATGTCGTTCGAACTCGTATGAGCGCAGCTCGCTCTCAAGTCAACATGAACCCGATTTGGAGCCGAATGATACGCCCAACCTGCATCAAAGTGACGTCAAATGGTGACATCAAAAGCTACATGCAGGCTTGGGGTATTCAAGACCAAGAGCTGTTTAAAGCGGCCTACGCCATTGTACCGAAAACCACTGGGCAACTCAGAACACTCGCAGACATGATCATGTTAGCCAGTTCGTCAGCATCCCGAAACCATGAGCCGTTGACACCGAAACACTTGGCTGCGGCTCACCACTACTTGAAAGAAAGCATAGGAGTGTAGCCATGACACTATTACTCAACACTACTGAGGTCGTAATGGCACTGTTGACTAAGCACCAGCCCTGTACGTGTAAGGCACTTTGGCAACAACAAGTTGGACGTGATCGTCTTGCGCTCACCACCATTAAGAATTTGTTGATGCGTTTAAAAGCACATGGCGCAGTCACCACTTGCGGGCAAGAAGGGAATGCGTACCTCTATCAACTGACAGGAACCTCACCTTATACCCCGTGCATTACTTGTCGAGGAAAGACCCTGCAATGGCACTTACACCATGGTTATTGTAAGGATTGCAGACCCAAAACAGGCAAAGGCAACAACTCTCAGTTGGATGCAGAGTTTCAATTTTTACTCTCTCCTGCTTACCAGTTATTAAACCAAGTTCTACGTCCTTGGGAGGCAATATGAGTCGCAGAGAAACGGATGAATTTGTTTGGTTGCGTGGCGGTCGAGTCGCCAGCCGTAAACCAAAAGGAAAAGGTGAATTTGTAATGAGTGATAGACCTTTATTAATTGTTGATACCGACATGGCGAAATTCGATATCAACATGACCTGTCAAGGCATCGAACGACACATGCAAGCAGTAAAGCTTAACTACAGCATTATTTATTGGGAGGCGTAATGGAACAACAATCCAATCAAGACATTAAGCTCGAAGTGATTGTTCGCTTTGACCCAAATAACCAAAACGGTATCGGAGAGTTCTCTATCGTCGATTATCGAGCAGAAGCATTGACCCAAGTGGGCTCACACACAGCCATCGCCGCTTACGGCGCAAAAGACACGGCTTATCAGGCCGTCAACCAATTTTTAAAGCAACAGAACGAGCTTATTAAAGCTGACCATTTTGTAAAAACAGGAGCACCACAATGAATAAAACGACTCAACAACCAGAAGTAAAGCCAACTCGCCCAGCAGCACCGGAAGGCTTTGTGTATAACGCGGAAGGCAACCTTATCGCACAGTGCAACATTCCCGCTCATGAGCTGCGTAAAGATGCATTTGTCACCAGTTTGGTTAAGCAGGTAAAAACGCATCAAAAACATCTTCAAGCCTTCAAAGAGAACCTGGTAAAAGCCTTTGAAGAGTTTCGAATTGAAATGCTAGAGAGCTACGGTACTAAACTGCATACCCGTGGGAATGGCGATAACGTGGCGATGTTTAGTTTTGATGGTAAGTATAAGATCACTTACAAAACCGCCAAACTCAAAACCCTTGGCCCTGAGCATGATGCAGCTCGTCAGTTGGCACGTGACTACTACAATAGCCAAAAAGACAAACTGCCGCATGATGTGTTAATCGCGGTTCAAGACTTCTTTGTGAACGATGCCTCTATTGCAAACACCATTAGCTTTATTGGCAAAGACTTCCAAGACGAAACATTGCGTAAGGCGCAGGAAGCAGCAAAAGAGTCACTGCTCATCATTGGTAGTAAGTCGTACTTCAACTTCTACGAACGCGATGATGAAGGCGAATATCAACAGGTTCACTTAAACTTCAGCAAGCTGTAAGGATGTCATCATGGATAAAGTGATTACTTTAATTGGGACTAGTGTCGATGATGCTAAAGGCTCACTGGAATGCATAATTGCACGTGATCCTCAAGAGGCAAAAGAGTTAGCTCAGAAAGTATTAGATGGCCTTGGTCGCCCTAGTGTTGGATGCGAAAACATGACTCGTATCTCTATGCTAAGAACCATCGTCCGCAAGGCAGATAAACAGTTACTCGCAACGAGTAAATAAACCCCATAACCAACTAATTAAATACAGGCAAGCGGCGCTCTACGCGATCCCGCTTTGGCTTCGCTTTGCCTGTATTTGGCGAATCCCTCCCATTAGCTTGCTTTCGTAAGCCAGTTCTAGATAATTATTTGTTACTAACTTCGTTAAATTAGCAACCTATTAATAAATTTAAGCCGAGGAAACTTGAGTTACATAGGGGAAGCGCGAGTTGTAAACTCGCGCTTGATTAGGCAATTTGTGATTATACTGCGGTTTGGTGCAGAGTAAGTGAGGTGACGTAAAATTATCTATTTTGAAGCTGACAGACTATCAGTTAGCTCAATTTCTCTATCAGCAAATAAAACGACATCTTTTATCACTAGTTTCTTCACTATTGAAATATAAAGACTCATGAAATCCATAGCCAACTTATCGGAATTGATCGCAGGTAGCTGTATCAGAAGCTCATCTGCATCTGAAGCATAAAAGTTTCTTGAGTAATCAAACTGTCCCGCATGTGAAGACTTATGTATCGCAGTAGTGGCAAACAAAACCACTAACTCAGGGAAACCGTCGGAATGTATAACAGCAACATGGTCATCCGCGCCGTATTCATAACTTCTATACTTAGAAGATCCAAACATATCTATAGTAATCGTATTACTTGAAAAGCGTTTAACGTCATTACCAATATATGCTGAAATACCCATACTAACCTCACCAGCCGTTACAAACGGTAAATCACCATTAATACGATCAGCTGACTTTAGTCGACGTCCTCTAGAAGCTTTTCCAAACAACTCATCTAATCGGTACTCTTTCCAATCGATGCCATATTTCGACTCTAGATTCTCAAGGTTATCTAACAGTTCCTGTTCTTCAGAGGTGAGCTGATAGTCCTCTAACCCTGTCACTTTAAGATAAGCCTTGAGCGTGGCTACGCGCTCTGCCTTGAGCGTACCGATGAATTGTTCCATGTAATCAATTGCGAGCATCTTCTCATCGTTTACTGGTAACTGAATTGTTAGTTCATCCGCATCAGAGGCATAAAAGTTTCTCGAATAATCAAACTGACCGGCATTAGCCGATTTATGAATTGCAGATGTTATAAATAAAACGGCTGATTCAGGAAGCTCACTTGTACTAACTACGGCTACATGATCATCAGCTCCGTATGAGTAATTGCGATATTTAGCAGAACCAAACATGTCAATGGTGATGGTGTTTTTGGGGAAAATTGTTACATCATTACCAATATAGGCAGAGATGCCCATATTAGCTTCTCCCGCTGTAACAAAAGGAAGTTTTCCTTTAATACGATCTGATGACTTTAACCGACGACCTCTTGTAGACTTCCCAAACAGTTCTTCTAGATTAAATTCTTGCCACTCTATCCCCAAGTCTTTCTCTAGCTTGGTGAGTTTCTCCTGCATAGAGCGGCTATCTACTTTCCCAAAGAATCATCGGACTTGATAAGTTGCTCGACTTCCCAAGCTAAATAACCAGCGACGGTCTTTCGGAAGTCGTCAAAGGTTGGTTTAGTCTCTATTTTTTTATGCTGATCAAAGTTCCAATCTGAACCGCTTTGAGTAATAAAACTTTCCACATAGATATCATCAACATTCCATGCCGCTTCAAGCTTGGCACTCTTACCTGCCTTATAGAGTTTTATGAGATCTGCATATCGTTTACTTGGCTCATCTAGTTCTTGTAGTGCTCTACTTGTACGTTTGTAGCCATCACTTCTAAAGTCGATAAATTTCACAGTCTTGTCAAAGTCATGAGGTAAATGAGCTTCAAAAATATAAATGCTCGTTTGTACTCCAGCCATTGGTTGGAATAAATCGACAGGCATCTTAATACTGGCAAGAAGAGAGTGTTTTTTTAGCAACTCTTTGTTCGTTCTAATGGCCTTACCTGACCCTGCTGAATCTTGAATAATGATCGCCCCTAGTCCACCTTTCTCCATTTTATCGAGACCAAAGGCAATAAAAGGCATTCCATTTTCTTTAAAGCTGAATGGGGGGTTTAGTAAGAGCTTGTTTGCATTAAAATCCGTATAAAGTTCCGCTGGACGATTAAAGGTATTTCCTTTTTCAATCTTCGCACTACCATCCCCACGCAAGATCATATTCGTAGCTGCCAACGTAAACATTTCAGCGTTCAATTCAACCCCTAAAAGCTGCTCTTTTTTGATATGTTCGATTTGAGTATTTGCGGCTGTGGTTTGCTTTCCATGAGTGGTTTCAGCATCTTGAATCATTATCTCCATTGCTGAAATCAAAAAACCAGCCGACCCTGTCGCTAAGTCCATGACTTTACTGTTTTGATTAACGTTCAAGATAGTTGCCATCATTTTGGTAATGTAGGGGGGTGTTAAGACAATCCCAATCTCCTTACCATCCCCTAGCGCGTATTTCAGGAACTCTGAATACATCTCTCCCATAATATCGAGATGCCCAGCCATAGCATCAATCGACAAGAAGATATTGTGATAAATAAAGGTGAATATTTGCTTGTTGGCACTGGATTCTTCCCTGAGCAACTTAGACACTTCTTTATCTAAATCAGTGGTTTCATCACGTTGTGCATCTTTTGAAATTTCAGAATAACTCGCCAGCATCAAACGCTTTTTATCACTAGGAATTTCCCTTTCATCCAAAAAGCTTTCAATTTGATTAACAATACAAACCCCATCTAAAAACCTTGGCGACTGTAAACCTTTCAGATCATCAGGGACAAGACCATCTTTAACTTTAGCATTAGTCGTATCAACCACATCTTGCATAGACAACAACATTCCTGACACATACAGAACGCGTTGAGGAGCGGTGACATTGTGATTGTGCATAAGCTTATTGAGAGCTTTGGCATACTTTTGTAACGCTGCTTGGGAATTAATTAAAATGTCATGCTTTTCTTCATCCGTAAGAATCGCATCATCATATAAGGCATTAAAAGTCTGCTCATTCTCTAAAAAATCAAGGGTTGTGACACTATCCAATAATTTGTGCGCTTTTTCGCCTGAGCCATAGACATAGTACACTTTGACTTCTAAATTTCTTTCGGAGTCGCCAGCAATACCTATCGCAATTGCTTCATGATATTGACCTGAGGCGATCATGCCGGTGGCGTAATACAAAGCCCCATTTACGGCAAAGTTTGCAACCGATTTATCATCAAACTTAATACCTTCTTTGGTCTGGCTAAGTAACTTTTTACTGCCTAGCTTATTTTCTATCACCACAGGAATTTTGTATTTCGTCAAACTAAAATCAGGTTTACCGAAATTGGTCTTATTCACCGTTTTCGCTCGACCCTTTAGAGCTTCTTTTAAGTAATCTGGGATTGCCGATTCCGTATAGAAATCGACTTGATTCTTTAGTTTTAGTGCGTGAAATTGAGATTTAACCCAATCATTTACGTGCTCTTCAAGTTGAAATTGAGGCTTTGATTTACGTACCATTTATCGCTTCTTTACTATAAACAAATCATTTCGGACGATGATAACCTATGTAGAGAGGGGAATCCCAATATTTAATCATGTTAACCGTACACATTTTGAATGACTTTAAGTCAGGAAATCTTAGTATCAACAAGATGTGTGAGAGTTTTTTATTAGATGATGAATAGATAGAAAACGCCTCTAAATCACCTCATCGTGTGGCTTTCTTTTATATATTCTCAAGTTTTTCTTACAAACGCTTCCATATGCATAAACTATGAACAATAACTTATTGTGAGTGAGTAACGTTTATGGTCATTTCTTCCGCTCGTATCGGGCGACCTAAAGTCGATAACCCCAAATCTCAAGCCGATAGAACACGCGACAGTCGTATGCGCAGTAAGGCATTAGGTCGAGTCGAGCGTAAGTTTATCCTCGATGCCGACAGTGCGGTTCTATTTGATACGCTGCGCCAAGACGCAGGCTTTTCCACCAAAGAAAAATCTGAGTTCTTTGTGGCGCTGCTGCTTCGTGTCGCCAACAAGAATTGACTTGGCAAACCTTTCACCTTACCCATTGAGGAGGCGCTATGAAAATGAAGATAAATCGTCATGCTTACTACGGTTTGGTGCACAAAGGCGTGAAAGCGCTGCTGAATGACCGCATGGGGTTTTATGATGACGATGAGTATCGCAACTACCTAGGCATTCAAACGGGCCAGACAAGCTGCAAATACTTGAGTGATGATACGTTGCGAGAGTTGGTTGCAGAGTTAAAGAGCCAAGGCTATTTGGAAGACTCAACCAAGTTTAAAAAGCGCCTGGGAGGCAGTTCGTCTCGCCAGCCATCCAATTTACAATGGGCAAAGCTAGCGGCATTGGCTAAATCTATGGGCTGGCAAGGATTGGATGCCCCTGCATTGGATAGCTTTGTAAAGCGCACAGTGAAAGTAGAACGTGCTCGCTGGCTAACTCGTGACAATATTCGCTCTGTTATCGTAGGGCTTGAGCGTTGGCTTGCTCAAAAGGAGGGGTCATGTCGAGGCGAGTAAATTTTCGGGCCGAGCCTCGCTATGAGGTACTTAACCCTCGAACTCAAGAAGAGCTCGAGGCGCTGTTACTTGAAATGTATCCAGAGAACCGAATCGCGGCAAGCGAGTTTCAAGCCGTGCTCAATCCCATTGATAAAGCGATCATCAAAAGTGATTTGGGTATTCGTAATTGGTACACCCCTAAAGAGCTGGCCGAGTACCTATGGAGAAGGAGTAATTATCATGCCATCGAAACCGATCCGTATGCTTCCAGCCTATGAGGTGTTTAATAGCTGCACTCGCACCCAGCGTAATCACGTGCGAGATGGCTATTTTTTTGCCGCCAAACTGCAAACCTGGTTTGTGTTTGTCAAAGATAAAGGCGAAACTGCTAATGGCAAACCTAAGGAGCAGCTCAGTCTGTTTGGATAGCGGGCGGTGATGAAAGAGTTTGAATGGCGCTTGCATCCAGTTTGGAGCAAGCGCCATTTTTATTGGTGTAACCGTAGAAAGTTCGGTTGCGCTCTATTTTACACGCGCACAATCGAAAGGAGATTAGCCATACGGCATCACGACTGGCCGCTTCGCCATAAGTCAGCGGCTTTTGGTCAAACGGCTGCTCACACTCCACCAGGTCACCCACAGGTGGCGATTGGATAATATCTTGGTATTCATACTGAGTGACAATCTTAGTATCCTGACACCCAGCCAACAGGATAAGCGATAGGCTCAGCGCTGCATATTTCATGTTCAAGCTCCTTTTCCAATTGTTCGACTCGTGTTTTTAGCTGATGTCGAGCCTTGCGCTCTCGAGTCGACGCCTCGTCCGCGATTTTCTGCGCTTCACGCCTTTGGGTGGTTAATGTGGTGATGCGCTCAGCCAGTAAGTGGTTGGTGGTTTCCTGGCTGGTAATGGTCTCGTCTAGCACTTGGTTACTGGCCTTTAGCTCACTGGTGTAGTGGAAGAGCTTGTAGTTCACCAATAAACTTACGATGAGTATCACGCAGCCTAACCAGAAAGCCGTGCGTTTGAGCTGGCTTAGAACACCCATGTTATTGCCATCCGTTCAGACAAATCGCCATCTCTTTATCTCGCCGTTTGGGGATACCTTCGCAACCACTGCCTTTAATGCGGCAGTCTTTCTTATTAACATAGACCCAACGCGGATATTGCAAGCAGGCCGCGCGATGGTCTCCTTGATTAAATGTCTTGAGTAAGGTCGAACGAGCAAAGTTGCCCGCGCCGAGGTTAAACACAAAACTCACCATCATGTCGTATTCCGCTTGGCTCGGCGTTTGTGTGAGATGTTTTTTCACCACGCTCTCAGCACTGGCCACGTCCTTGACAAAGGCGTGGGCGATTTGCTCATTCGTTGCCATGTCACCTTGCTTCACCCCTTGAGTATGCCCAAGACCGAGAGTCCAAGTATTGGCGCTGCATTGGTAGGCTTGAGCGCGGCAACCTTCTTCATTCGCAATATGACGCAGACCAGGCTCACTGACACTCAAGGAGTCGTCGATGTTAAACACGATGGCCAATACGGCGGTGATGGAGCACACTAAGGCTTTCGTTGCTTTCGCTTTCAGGCTCATGAGGTTTCCTCCGACTCCATCACGTTGTCATCACCGGTTTGTAAACGAGCCAGCTTGGCTTTATTGAGCTGAGTCGCCACCGCATAATAGCGAATGGCCATGCAACCAGACACAATGCCTACAGTGATAGCGACCAATTGCGCTATATCGTTAACGCCAAAACTGACAACCGTGGCCATCACGGACGTACCGACTTTCTTTAGACCCGCTAAGTCTGTTAGGGACATCAAGATGGCTTTCATTCCCGTTTCACTCATTGGCTTTTTCTCTCTTATTGTGGTTATTCAAATGTTTGTTGACTGCTTTCAGTGATGACCTCAAAGGTGACGGCTGTTAGGGTGATAAGCGGCCTTTGTTTTTGGGTCACCGGTTTCGTCTCTGTAATGACTAGACCATCGCTGCCAGTCACCGTCCCTTTAGCGAGGTACACCCCTTCAATACGTTGGGCCAGCGACGTTAAGGCCGCAGGCACTATGTCGCGTCCGTGCTGCGTCTTCCACGTATTAATGACGGCTTCAATGTTGGTTTTTGCCGTCATTTGAATGGACTCAGCCAGTGAGGCGTAGTCACTGAAGATCTGCAGGTGAAAGCTGGCCGTTGCCCTGACATCCGTTGCACCCACCACGCGCACCAAATCCCCCATAGGCACTCGCTTATCCCCTGAGCACTCTGACTTAATCAAGTCTTTGATGGCTTGGTTGGGGAGCGAGCCATCTTGCAAAATGGCACTGATTTCAATTTCATTCGGGGCCGGAGTCCAAACCGACACGTTCTTAATTGATGAACTGCTTGAGCGAGCAAAGTACTCATACGCCTCGTACGGCCCAGCCACACTGAACTTTGACGGCGAAATATAGATTCGATAGGCAAAATCATCATCATCCTCAATTTCAGAGCCGCCTTGTGTAGTCTCGGTATTGGTCACACTCTCAAGCGCACCCAGTGGCGTAACGGCTTGATTAATTTGTCCGGCTAAGAAGCCATTTCCCTGAAGGCCAGCGTCGATGCACTCGACGTTGGTGTTAATACTCTGCGTGCCCGCACTGACCACCACCTCTTCCAATGTTTCAAACACGGTTTGGTTATCCACAGCAATCACTTGATAGCCCTTCGCAATGACAAAGCCAGTATGAGGGGTAAAGGTGAAGGCCATTACCGTACGGGCCTTTGACGCGGGCAGACGCTCGGTTTCGGTCAGTAGACCGATGTTGTCTAAGCGCTCCTTGTCAGCAAACGAGAGAAGGTTCTGCTTACTTTCGTAGTTAATCAGCGCTTTGAGCTCGTTCTTCTCATACGCGATTTGCTCAAGATGAAACGTTTCGGGATCGTTCAGGCCAGGATAGTGTCCTGTGCCGACTTGGTAACGATGCTTGAGGCTGACAAGGTCGGCGTCATAATTCACCTCGACCAGTTGCGGCTCTGGAATATTAGGGAATCGATTAGTCATATCAGGTCGCTCTTGCTAGTTGCGCGCTGGCGGTCCACGAACGTCCGCTAATCGACGTCGTCACGGTGGTGGGTTTCCAGCGGTTTGGCACGTTGCCAAAATTTAAAAATTCAATCAAATGTGCGGTGGTTAACATGATATTGGTCACCGACATACGTCCTTTCGCGCCTTGTTTCCCATCTGCACCATTTTGCAAATAGGACTCGGCGTAAGCTCTGGCGTCTGCCATGGACTTCACATTGTCGATGTTGTGCAGCATCTTCACTCGATCGCCTGTCGCAGTGGCATCCCCTGCACGATAGCTAAAAAGCTGCTGGGCTTGCTGGTCATAACCATTGACTTCGACCGCTACGTACTTTGAACGAGCGCTATCGGGTAAATTGAGAGCGGTGAGAATGTCTCGGTTTAAGGTGTCAATTTGAATCACGTCGTCTTTAAAGTTGCCCATCACAAGGTTCTTGCCTTTGATGGCCATCGGCACACTGGTTTGCTCTGACAATCGCGTTAAGAATGCGGGGGTGGTTTCATCTCGCTGCTCAATGCGAGCAAATTGAAAGTCAGGCGTATCAGGCGCTTTGATAAACGATAGGCCGCTCTCTTTTGCCCAAGACTGTGCAACGCGCTCAAACGTGACATTCTCTTGTACCAAGCACTGCTGATTGTCGATAAAACCTCGCTTGATGGTGGGCGGTTTGGCGTTTGCACCGACCATCACATCATCAGGCCCAATCTTGAAGGACACTTCATCAATACTGAACTCTCCCCACAACCACTCGTGACGCTGACCGCTTTCATCTAACCAACCAATGCCTGGCGTTAAGGTGTCCCCTTTGGTGGGATACCAGGCCTGACAAAAACGGCGGTCTTTGTTAAACAAAGTGAGAGACAAGGTATCTGTACCGGTTTGTTTGCTTTCCATCACATCGGTATAGGTCATGGACTTGACATAGCGACTGAGCTCAGCGGTCACATCCTTTCCCGCCCAGTGCAAAATGGCGAATGGACGGATAAGCCCTGTTGCGGTTATGCCCATGGTGGCGTCTCCACTGTGACTGTGTTCACCACTTTCACCGCAGGGATGTTGACGATTTCCCCTCCGCTAAAGGTAAAGCTGGTCATGGCTCGGGTCAGCTCAAGGTTGGCATCAAATAGCGCATCGACTAAGGTTTGATTGGTGACGCTATAGGCGCGATAACAAATCTGCTCCCAGCGCTCGCTCTGGCGTGCAATTAAGGTATTCATGAACGCACTTCCACGATGTCCAGTTGATAGTCCACACTGGTCACCACGCCACTAGGCAGCGTTTGAATATTGGTGCGGGTGATTTTACGAATACAAAACTGCCCATGCACCACTGAGCCCACGACCAAAGCGCGAGGCACGCCATTTTCGCCCATTAATTCGAGCCGCTTGGTCATCTTTGTGATGTCGACAAAGTGATTATTAAAGGTCAGATCCAATAAGGCGGTGTGCTCATCTTCACCCATATTCTGGTGCGCGGGATAACCGTTAATGAGGTCTTGTTTGTTGATCTTAAAAGTGCGCGAGTCGCTGATTTTGTTTGGCGTGAAGCGCCCCTTAAAGACTAAATCACCAAAGCCGCCCCACTGGGAATAATTCGTTGTTTGTTCTGTCATCTATGATTCCTCATCACTGATGGTGTGACTCTTACCCGTGAGAAGGCTCTTGGCGGTGTTCTCAGTCACATCAGGGTTGGTAAAATGTTTGTGTACGGTGAGCACCAATGTGGCTTGCCAATCTTCGCGCCAAGTAAAGAGATCGTCTTTGGGGTCAAAGTCATCGTCTTGTTTTGGCTCACTCCAGCCGGATGATGTTTTTCGAGCATCGGAAATCTCTGCATCGCCCACGACCGTC